CCCGCATATGCGGGCTCTCGAGCTTAACCGTTCGTCATTTTGACCCTCACGAAGAGCATGTCATGACAAGAACTAGGAGTAGATCTTTTAGTCAGACCTCAGGCTACTATCAACTCGTAGCCTCTGGTGTCCCTCAGCCTATTACTCCATCAAACACTCTCATCTATTCTGAGACGTGTGTTGATGTGAATAATTCGCCTGGGATTGACCATCCCTTCTCCCTCCAAAAGTGGGAGGGTGATGGGTTTACTCCTCTTAACGGCAACTTTGCTGGTGGTGGCCCATGGAACGGTAGTAAGTGTGAAAACTACTACCCTCCGGGTGGCTCCAACAGTTATAGTCGCGCTCACTTGTCAGTCAATAATCCTATCAATGCGGGGGACTTTGCCAAACTGCTAGCTAGGACTAATCCTAGCCGGCCGGAGGTTACTCCCCTTGAATTGATTCAGGATATAGTTGACATCCCGCGACAGCTTAAGGATATTGGGCGCCTGCTTAAAGGAGGCTCTAAGTCTCTGAATGCTAAGGAATTAGCAAATCAGAATCTCGGAGTCCAATTCGGCTGGCTTCCCCTTATCCAAGATGTCAAGGATCTACTCGACCTGCAATCTCATATCCACCGAAGGGTGGATGAGTTGCACAGGTTAAATAGCTCCCAGGGATTGAAACGTCGCCTGCATTTAGACGATGATCATGCGGAGCAGGTCTTAGCTAACCAAGTTTGGTTTGCTGAGCTCCCTGGTACGCTTAGGGTGAACATGCGTAAGTATACGTCGTCCACCAAGTGGGGTACTGTTCGGTGGAAACCGAATAGTCTACCACCTCATCGTCCAACTACAATTGAGTTGAATAAACAAGCTCGTCAGATCGTCACTGGTTTTACTAGTGAAGGTCTCACTCAAGGCGTATGGAATGTTCTTCCATGGACCTGGCTTGTTGATTGGTTTGTTCCTGTGGGAGATTTTCTTCTCTCACACAGCAATACCGTGCCTGCATCCCCTGTTCACATTAATGTGATGCGGAGGATTCAGTCAACAACCAATTGTACCCGTACACCTGCCGCTCCGGCATGGCTTACGGGGGGCGAAGGTTCTGCTTTCTATACTACGTTAGAACGTAGTCAGAGTAGCAGTGCTCTTCCTGCCTCTTTGCCCTTTATCGGGTTAAAGAGACTGTCGATCCTTGCATCGTTGTTTGTTCAGCGGTTTAAGTGATCGCTGAACTTCAACATTCAAGGAGAAGGTAATATGCTAGGTTCAACCCTCGTGGTGACTCTTGACGGTTCCGGTGGAACTGCCAAGACTCTACCATTGATTAACCAGGATGGCTATTCGAGTGAATATTTCCTCGATGAAGCTACTGTACAGTGGAGGGCGAAAGTCCGCCACTCTACAGATAACGTGAAAGCAGGTACTCAGTCCTTTGATCGTCACACTGTGACCTTCTCTAGGTTTCTGAAGCCTACCGCCACGTATCCCCTGGGTCTGACCACTGAAGTCATTTATACTATTCGTATGAATGCCTCCGAGGTGGCTTCAGACATCATCGACTTGAGCGAAGCTATGAGCTTTTACATGGTAAAAGCTGGTGGCATCGCGGCCAAGTTGCTCGGCTGGGAGTCGTAACGACACTCCCTCTTGCCTAGTTAGGAATTACTTCCAACACTAAGCTTGGACCGAGGATGAGGGTGGCCTAGCCGTAGAGATTCTAACAGTGGAGAACTGATATGAATCCGAACAGCTACGCCAATTACCTTCTGGGACTATACTCTGCGATGTTAGTCGATATCGCAGACAAGTGCCCACACCTTCGTGTCGACAGCAGTCGTGATTACAAACGGTTGCTCTCGGCTGTTGACTCAAGAGGTATTCGAGTTTTTCTCGTTGACCTTCCTGAGATTGGTAAGCATTTTGATATATGCTTATCCAAAGGACAGCTAACCCGTTCTGGACTTCCTCTTGCGAGGCCGTACAAAACGGGGGTAGTAATCCCTCGACTATTCAAGGGGCTACTCCTTTCTGTCTTCAACAGTAACGGAGTGCTTAGGGACGATCCAGATGGACATTCTATCCTCTTCCTACGGCAGTTGTATTATGCTGCCAAGCGATTTGGTATGGAGTGTCCTGACTCTTCAACATGGAAAACAGTTGATGAGTTCTTCTCGATCGACCGGGAATGTCGTAGCCCCACTTCTAAGTGGTTCGGCGACGACACTAGCTTTGAGCCTATTTCTGCTGTCCATCTTTGCGACAGCGGTGGTTCTCAGCTTCCTCGCAGTGGTATTTCTATCACAACCGAGGATCCCTCTCCAAGTGACCTTTCCGCCTCAAAGTATGTTGCCCAATGGGCCGCAGACATTGTTGCCTCAGGTTTCGGGGGGTTCATCCCCTCCGAGTGGAGAGCTAAGCATGGACCAGGTGCAGTCTCCGATTTAACTAGGGATAGATCAAAGTATCTTTTCCCCGAGTGGACGGAGATCCTCGAGAGTTCATTTCCATATGCTGATACGGCTTTCTCGTCGTATGATCATTGGGTTGATTCTCTCTCTGACGATGATAGACTTAGCGAAAGCGAAGTCCAATCAGCCAAACTCATAGCTGTCCCAAAGACGCTTTCGTCTCCTAGGCTTATTGCCTCAGAGCCGACAGCCAATCAGTGGTGTCAGCAAATGCTTTTGGCATTTCTCGTCAGTTCAGTGAAGAAATCGGTCATTTCTAATTCTATCGACTTCACGTCGCAGAAAAAGAATGCTGATCTAGCACTGAAGGCATCCCATTCTGAAAGTCACGCTACGATTGATTTGTCGAGCGCTTCTGACAGAATATCCTGTTGGCTCGTTGAGCGTATTTTTAGGAGGAATCCTAATTTATTACGTTCATTCCGTTCCGTCAGGACTCGTTACATTCGTAACGAGATCGATAAGAAATCTCCAGCTCTTTACGAGCTGAAGAAATTCTCAACGATGGGATCTGCTTTAACCTTTCCCGTTCAGACTATCATCTTCGCAATCCTTTCCGCTTCTTGCGTCCACTATACCAGGGGACGTAGGTTAACGAAGAAAGCTTTAGTTGATAGTTTCCGGGAGGTCCAAGTCTTTGGGGACGATATTATCGTCCCTACTGACTGTTGGTCACTTGTTCAGGCAACTCTGGAGGATCTTGGCCTCAAGGTCAATCCCAACAAGACTTTTGGAACTGGCAAGTTCCGTGAGTCATGCGGATGCGACGCTTACGATGGTAACGATGTTACCAAAGTGGCTGTCATCTCCATGCCTGATGTGTCCCGACCTGGATCGATCATGTCTGCTGTGGATACGCATAATAACTTCTTGATTAAGGGTTATTTTGCTACCGCTGCATACATAAAATCGACAGTGATCAGAAATCAAAGATACATGATTCCTGATATTGCGATCGGTTCAGGTGCCTTTGGTTGGTACTATGACCCAAAAGAGTCGCCAATCCGCCTTAAGAGAAGGTGGAACAGCTTCCTCCATAGGGTCGAAGTCCTCGTCCACCGCATCGAAAGGTGCGTTGATCGAGTGCCAACCAATGGCAGTGCGATGGTACTTCAGTATTTTACTGAAGTCTGCAAGCCTCCGATCTCTCGTGAAGAGAGGTTAGGAGTTCCATCGCAGCTGGCGCTGAAGTTACGGCGCCGGTGGGTACCTTTGGAAGACGAAATCTTTTGACTTCTAATCTTCTTCAGGTAAGAGGGTGAAAGCTTTCCTATTCTTCGAATAGGATAAACAATCATTTTCGAAAGGGAG